CAGATCGAACTGAAATGGAAGTGGGTCAATTGGAATTGTCATTGATCAAGACAGATGAGGTTGTTGATAAATGGTCAGAGCTGATTGGTAATTGCAGAGCCAAGTTATTAAATACACCAGCCAAGATTGCTCACTTGGTTATTGCAGCTGAAGATTATGCAACAGCTGAAGAAATCATTAGAACCGAAATACATGAGGCATTAAATGAACTTGCAGAACAGCCATTCGATAAGGCAAGCGTGGAAGAAGTCACTGAAGATATTCCAAGCACCAAAGAATCTGAAAGTAAGCCAGTGGGCTGATCAGTTCAGAGTTCTTAGTTCTGAATCATCAGCAGAGCCGGGATCATGGCGAACATCACGCGCCCCTTATCAAAAAGAGATCATGGATGTCATTGCTGAAAGGTCTATAGAAACTGTGGTCTTTTCCAAATCTTCTCAGGTTGGTGCCACCGAGATCATCAATAACATCATCGGATATTACATCGCACAGAACCCCTCCCCTATTCTGGTTCTGCAACCGACATTGGACATGGCTCGAACTTGGAGCAAGGACAGACTGGCACCCATGTTGAAAGCAAGCCCAGCATTGTCTGGGAAAGTCAAAGAGCCGAGAAGCAAAGACAGTGAAAATACAGTTTTAGCAAAGAAGTTTCCGGGAGGAAGTTTATCAGTGGTTGGGGCCAACTCAGCTGCATCATTGGCATCAAGACCAGTGCGAATCCTGTTATGTGATGAGGTGGATCGTTATCCAGATTCCGCTGCAACCGAAGGAGATCCAGTACAGCTGGCAATCAAAAGAACTCAAACATTCTGGAACCGAAAGATCTTAATGGCTTCAACTCCAACCATCGATGGAGTGAGTCGAATACAAGCAGCATGGGAAACATCCGATAAGCGATTCTATTTCGTGCCTTGTCCCCATTGTGATGAGAAGCAAAGATTGGAATGGAAACACTTGCATTGGGATGAAGGAAAACCCAAAACAGCTTATTATGCTTGCCAACATTGTGGCGGTGTCATTGAAGAAAAACATAAAATCAAAATGTTAAAAGATGGCGAATGGAGATCCAGTGAACAAACAAAGAAAGTCGCTGGTTTTCATATTTCAGAACTCTATTCACCTTGGTCAACTTGGGAGAATATGGTTAGTACATTTATAGAAGTGAAGAAGCATCCAGAGCAATTAAAGACTTTTATCAATACAGCCTTGGGTGAAGTATGGTTGGGAGATCAAGCAGAAAAGATTGAATCACATGAATTGCTTTCAAGACGAGAAAACTATGATTCAAGTCTAATTCCAAAAGATGTACTGGTGATCACTGCTGGTTGTGACGTACAAAAAGATCGAATTGAAGTACAGGTGATCGGCTATGCATTGGAATCCCAAACATATGTAATTGAATACGCGACATTATGGGGTGAGACTGCTTATAAAGATGTTTGGGATTCATTGGATGAATTCTTAAAGAGCCAATACAAAAAAGAAGATGGATCGATGATGAAGATTGCATGTACCTGTATTGATTCAGGTTATCAAACTCAATCGGTTTATGACTTCTGCTTAGGCAAGATTGGAAGAAGAATATTCGCCATCAAAGGTGTATCGACATCAGGTAAGCTGATTGCTGGTCGAGCATCAAGAGTTGGAAAACAGAGAGTGCCATTAGTTCCAGTTGGAACAGATACTGCAAAGGAAGTCATCTTTTCGTGGCTGCAAGTTGATGAACCGAGTCCGGGATATATCCATTTTCCTTCTAATGTCGATGAAGAATACTTTGAACAGCTGACATCAGAAAAACGATTGGTGACGTTTTCTAAGGGCCATAAAAAACTGGTTTTCAAAAAGATTCGTGATAGAAATGAAAGTCTCGATACATTCGTTTATTCTTTGGCTGCCTTTCATGTATTGCAGCCCAATCTTGAAAAGATCGCCACGATAAAATCACAAATCAAAGAAGAACGAAAACCGCCCACACAATCACCGGGTCTACAAAGGAAACTACCTAGAAAATCTTTCGCCAATTCATGGAAATGAAATAAATACAACAACTTAGGGATATCGCTTGACATTAAAAAAGTGGCTCAATATCCTTACTTATAATTGTGCAAAAGGAAATCATCGGTGGCGAACCTTTTTAATTCAGTCAACTATCCAACTCAGGTTCCAGATACGCTGACCATAGGTGATCGGTTTGTTTGGAAGCGAACTGCGATGGTTGCCGATTATCCGATAGCAACATATCAAGTCAAATATTCATTTAGATTGCTCAGTTCCGCTGCGACAGAGATTGCAATAACAGCCACAGAAAATTCTGATCCAGATGAATACATTGTCGAGGTCGGATCAAGTACCACAGCTGCTTATACCGCTGGCGATTACACATACCAAGAATACGTTGTTCGAAGCTCGGACTCAGAGCGAATTGTTTACAGCACAGGCATTATCAAATTAGAGCCAAACTTGGATGCAGATACCTCTGACCCAAGATCAAGCGCGAGAAAGATACTGGATGGATTGAATGCCATGCTTGAGAATCGTGCATCCATTGATCAAATGTCGATGAGTATTGCTGGTCGATCCTTGAGCAGAATGACTCCCGCTGAGATCAGAGATTGGCAGCAGCACTATCAATACATCGTCAGCAAAGAAACTAAAAAAATGAGAATTAAAAAAGGACAGCCCACTGGTTCTGAAATTAAGGTGAAATTTTAATGGCATGGTATGACAGATTATTAAGAAGAAAGAAAAAGACTTCTTCATTCAAGCGGTCTTATTCTGGGGCGCAAGGTGGAAGATTGTTTGCGGATTGGGTTGCATCAAATAACTCAGCAGATCAAGAGATATCCACTGCACTACAAACATTGAGAGATCGATCCAGAGCATTGGCAAGAAATGATGGGTATATATCCAGATATTTAAAAATGCTGATCAATAATGTGGTCGGTCATTCAGGGATTCGTCTTTCAATGAAATCAAGAAACGATGACGGTTCACTGGATATCGCTGGTAATCAAATCATTGAAAGTGCTTGGCATGATTGGTGTCGAAATGGAATACCAACAGCCAATGGCAGACAGAGTTTCATTGATTGCCAACAGTTATTTGTGGAGTCACTAGCTAGGGATGGCGAAGTGTTAATACGACATCTTAGATCAGACAACCGATTCGGCTATCAGGTTCAGTTTTTAGAAGCCGATCACTTGGATGAAAACTACAGCACCAAGAATCAGGACACTGGAAATGGCGTAACGATGGGAGTTGAGACCAATCAGTTTGGGAAGCCTGTTGCCTATTACATTCTAAAGAGTCATCCGGGATCTAGCCTTGGATATAACTACAACAATAAATACATCCGATTGCCAGCCGAGGACATGATTCATGCTTATATGCCAAATCGTGCTGAACAAACAAGGGGTGTGCCTTGGACTTCCTCAGTGCTTGCCAGAATGAAGATGTTATCTGGTTTTGAAGAATCGGCTGTGGTGAATGCTAGAGTCGGTGCATCGAAAATGGGTTTTCTTGTTTCACCAAACGGTGAAGATTATTTGGGCGAAGACACTGAAGATACTTATACGCCAGTAATGGATGCCTCACCCGGCACCATTGAACAACTGCCAGCTGGCAGCGAATTCAAATCATTTGAGCCTGATTATCCAAACACCACATTTGATCCATTTCAAAAAGCGATACTCCGAGGGATTGCATCGGGTTTAAATGTTTCATATGTCGAATTAGCCAACAACCTTGAGGGTGTAAATTACTCATCCATTCGCCAAGGTGTTATGGCAGATCGAGATCAATACAGAATGATTCAAAGATTTGTGGTTGATCATTTCATTGATCCAATCTTTAGAAGATGGCTGCTCAGTGCAATGACCACTAGAGCCATTGAATTACCAATCAGTAAATATGACAAATTCGCCAACAGTGCCACCTTCATACCACGAAGCTGGACTTATGTTAATCCACTCCAAGAGATCCAAGCACAAATTCTTGGAATGCAAAATGGACAAGTAACCATGCAAGACGTTCAGGCCAACTTTGGTCGGGATGTCGATGAATTGTTTCAAACAATCAATGCTGAGAAAGCATTGGCAGATCAGTATGGGGTTGAGGTGGCTTTTGAGCCTTTCGGGGTTGCAAAACAACCAGTCCAACCCGATATCGAAGGTGATGAAAATGAATAAGCGATGGCGGTGGGTGCATTTTGGGTGATGTAAGGCAAAGAGACAGAGATTTCTCCGCTCTGTTTGTGTGTGGTGTCAGGGTCTTTGCAAACTGGAAAAGAAATGACTGAAAAAGAAAAAGAAAAAGAAGAACTGGAAATAGTCTTTGAGCCGGATGAGGAGTTGGAAGAACTCATTGGCGAAGACATGGTGATTGTTTTCACCCCGTGTGACGAAATACAAAGTTTTATTGTGAGTGAGGAAGATGCCTCCATTCACTAAAAAAGAATTTGAATCGAAAGATTCAATGGGCGAGTCGAAAGACTTGAAAAATAATCTTCATATCAAAGAGGAATTAATGATGAAAAAAGAAGAAGTAATTCTCTCTACGAGTGAGGGAAATGAAGTACAACCAGAATCTGAAGACAGGACTTCAGGTGAAGAGAAAATGTTTAGATCAGTCGATCTATCAAGAGCAGAGTTTATCGATGAAGATAAGAGAACTGTTCGCATTGCTCTAACCTCAGAAGCACCTGTTAGAAGACCTTTTGGTTGGGAAATACTCGATCACAGTCAAGAGTCGATCAATACTGATTTCATTGGACAAGGCCGTGCGCCTTTGCTTTTGGATCATGATATGAGCCGACAAATTGGGGTGATTGAGAAATTTCAATTGGACGAAGATAGCAAGCGGACACTTGCTAAGGTCAGGTTTGGTCGATCTGAACTCGCCAGTGAAATTTGGCAAGATGTGGTGGATGGCATCCGATCTAATGTATCGGTAGGTTATTCAATCACAAACATGGAACGAGATCAGGATGCTGACGAACCCACTTATCGGGTTGCATTCACTCCTTTAGAAGCCAGTATCGTATCGATCCCGGCTGATCAAAGTGTGAATGTCGGTGTCGCTAGATCCGAGCCATCAGAAATAAACCCAACAAAAGAAGCTGAATCCGTTGAGGAAACAGTGGAAGTTGTTGATGAATCTAACACTCTAACTATTGAGGAAAAAACAATGAGTGATATAGAAACTAAAGACGTTGAAATAAACGTTGAAGATGTTCGTAACACCGCTGTCAAAGAAACTAGAGCTAATGTTGCAAAAGAAAATGATGAAATATTAGAACTCGGTTTTCGCCACAATCAGTCTGAGCTAGCTAGAAAAGCAATCAGGAATGGAGCTTCTATTGAAGACTTCAGAGGACAACTTTTGGACTCACTTCCTGTTGATCAGCCATTGGACACTAAAGAGATCGGATTAACCGAAAAGGAAACTCGTCAATTTAGTATTTTAAAGGCTGTTCGTGCTATGGCTAACCCAACTGATATGAGGGCGCAAGAAGCAGCTAAGTTCGAATTTGAATGCTCAGCAGCAGCAAAAGACAATTACAACCGGAACACTCCGGGTCTTACGCTTCCAGCTGAGGTAATGGGTAACTGGCATGCCAGAGACATCAATACAAGTGATGATTCTGGTGGCGTTGGTGAAAGATTCCTTCCGGGTTCTTTCATTGAAGCCCTCAGAAACGCTTCTGGCGTAATTGCTGCGGGTGCAACAGTTTTAGCTGACCTAGAAGATTCAGTAAAAATTCCAAAAGCAACTGGCGTAAGCACAGCTGCTTGGATTTCTGCTGAAGGTGGTGCTGCTGCTGAATCAGAAATGACACTCGGCTCAGTCACTTTGAGTCCTAAGACTGCAAGCATGTACACAGAAGTTACCAATCAAATGTTGCAACAATCAACACTAGACATGGAAAGAATTATCCGAAATGATCTAGCTGGTGGTATTGCTACTCTGATTGATTCTGGTGCATTAGCTGGGTCTGGTTCTTCAGGCCAACCAACTGGTATAGATAACCAAACTGGTGTTAATACTCAAACATTTGCCACTGATTCGATCCCAACTTTCGCTGAGATCGTATCAATGGAAGGCTCTGTTTTGGGTGACAATGTTGTATTAAGCAATCCAGCTTATCTAACCACTTCTGCGGTAGCAGCAAACATGAAGTCAAAGAGCAAAGATACAGGCTCTGGCACGTTCATTCTTGACAATGGTCAAGCAAATGGACATCCAGTGTATGTTTCTAATGCTGTTGCTGCTGGTGTTGCTTACTTTGGTAACTGGGCTGATCTTCTGATCGGGCTTTTTGGTGGAGTTGATATTCTTGTTGATCCTTATACTGGATCTGCAAATTCAATCACTCGCTTGAGAGCAACTCAGTTTGTTGACGTTGCTGTAAGGCATGCTCAATCATTCACTAAAGGAAGTGATTAATTAGCTTAGGTGGGCTGGCTAATAACTAGCCCACTACTTTTGTTATGAAAAAATACACAGTTTTAAAAGGTTGCGGAATTGCTGGAACATTTTTCAAGGCTGGCGATACAGCAGAGGTATCTGATATAGATGCACCAAATTTGTTGGCATCCAATCAGATTACTCATCATGTAAATGTTGAGAAACCTGTTGATCGTTCAGTGGGATTGAAAAAAAGCACTACCAAAACCAAAAAACGATCTAAGAAGTGATATGGGTCTTGAAAGCAGTAGCGATTTGGCTGGGTTCTTTGATACTGACTCTCATGGTAGTTCGGCAAGTATTACAATTGATGGATCTGCATCTACTATTGATGTGATCTTTAATCGAGAATACTTCGAAATACCGGGTGAGGAAGTAGGAGTTCAAAGCAGTCAACCTGTTTTTTACTGTCAAAGCTCCGATGTCACTTCAGTTGAGCAAGGTGACACTATTGAAGTTGATAGTGTCACCTATAACATCGTTTCAGTTCAGCCCGATTTTACAGGGGTGACTGTTTTGATTGGTGAGACTCAATAATGTCTCATGTTCGACAACAGATCAGGGAAAGAATTGCAACCGAGGTCACTGGATTGACTACGACTGGCAGCAAAGTCTATCAGTCAAGGGTTTATCCATTGCAAAGTTCAAATCTTCCCGGATTGTTGATTTATACAACAGCCGAAAGCTCTGAGCCTATTGATATGGGTGGTACGTCAAGAATTTTTAATAGAGTTCTGACCGTTGCAATAGAAGCATATGTAAAAGGGACTTCTAATTATGACGACACCATCGACACAGTATGTTCAGAGGTTGAGACTGCTTTAGGTGGATCAACTATAAACGGGTTGGCGAAAGATATTTATCTTGAGTCAACCGACATTAACTACCAAGGCGAAGGGGATCAGCCATTGGCTGTAGCCACAATGTCTTGGAATTGCTTATATCAGACTGCTGCAAATGCACCTGATACAGCATTATAAACAATAGAGGAAAATAAAATGGCACATGTAGGAAAGGATGGGGTCGTAAAAGTTGGATCTGATGCTGTGGGATCAATTCGATCATTCAGTATTGATTACAACTCTGACACTGTTGAGACAACTAAGATGGGCGATGCTGCTAGGACTTATACTGGCACTTTGAAATCTTGGTCTGCTTCAATTGATGCAATTTGGCTCGAAGATACCGATGCTGGACAGCAAGCACTGAATCCGGGTGATGAAGTTACTCTGAATATGTACCCAGAAGGGGCAGATTCAGGCGATACTTATTACACTGGAACAGCGATTGTAACTGGTGTTTCGATCAGTACATCTTATGATGATTTAGTCATGGTGAGCTTCACTGCTCAAGGTGATGGCGATCTAAGCATAACAACAGTTTAAGATGAGTAGCCCAATTGATAATGTTAAAGCTCATTATCAGAGCCTTGACATCAGAAAGCTAGAAGTCGAAGAATGGGGGATTGATGGTGAGCCTTTGGTGATCTATGCAAAACCTCTGACTCTAGATATATCAAAAAGACTGGCACATCTGGCAAGGGATAACGACATGGAAATGATGGCATTAGCCATTATTCATTGTTCTATGAATTCAGATGGAGATCGTTTATTCGATCATGGTGATAAACCAACACTGATGAAAAAGGCTGATGTCGCTGTGATTAATAGAGTTGCGACTTGGATATTCCAGAGCGATGAAACCGTTGAGGATGCTGAAAAAAAGTAAGGGCTTCTATTGACTTGCAAAACAGGTATGCATTGGCTGAACATCTGCACAAAACATTGGCAGAAATTGAAGCAATGACAGTAGAAGAATACAAAGGCTGGATGGCATATATGAATATACAAGCTGAGAAACATAAGAATGGCAAAAACTAAAAAAATAGGTTTTTTATTTACGGCTGTAGATAAGACGAAGACTACTTTTAATGTGATTTCTAAATCACTAAACAAAATTGGTTCAGCTGCAAAAACAGTTGGCAAGGGCTTACTTGCAGTCACTGCTGCTGTGGCTGCTGCTGGTGCTGCTTTTGGTGCATTGGTTCTTAAAACCACAGATTATATCGATAATCTTGGCAAAGTCAGTGAGGTCACAGGAGTCTCGACAGACTTATTACAAAAGTTTAGGTTTGCAGCAGAACAAGCTGGGGTCACTGGTGATAATGCTGCTCTAGCTATTAGAAGATTCAGTAGAAGGCTTGGTGAGGCAGCTAAAGGCTCGGGCGAATTAAAACCAGCACTGGATAGGCTTGGCATCAGTGTTTTCAATATCGATGGTACAACAAAGAGTGCTGAAAAAGTTCTTTTGGAATTTGCCGATGGTATTGCCAAAACAAAAAACCAAAGTGAAAGATTGGCACTTGCATTTAAGGGGTTTGATTCTGAGGGTGCTGAACTCGTTGCAATATTGAACAAAGGTTCGGCTGGGCTGAAAGAGTTTTTTGAAACAGCACAAAGGCTTGGCATCGTTTTAGATAAAGAGGCAATCAAAAATACGATGTTATTTAGAGATCGATTGAATGAATTAACGACCTCAATTACTTCATTCTCAAGGCGAGTCATAAGTGAACTGACACCAGCATTCACCAAAATGATCGAAAAGATTACAGTGGGCATTGAAGATTTTGCAGAGGCATCGGGCGGGTTTGATAAATTGGGTCACGATTTTGCCAAAGGCATGATTGATGGTTTCATTTTGGTCGCAGAAGGGCTTCAGCATTTGACACTCATATTTTCAAGATTTATGGCCTTAACAGGTTTTGAGTCTGAAGCAGTTAAGCAACTCAGGGAAGAATATTCAAAATTAGCAGACGATGTTCGAAGACTGTCTGATGTCGGTAAATTGGATCAGGGTACCGTTGATCGAATGAATCAGATTAATGAAGAAATTGGAAAACTAAAAACTGGCGGTGCTGAAACATTTAATGCTCTAATTTCTTCACTAAAAGAATTTAAATCAGCAATTGGTGAAACCAAACCATTAATTGAGGATGTTGTTGAAACAGGAATAAAACTCAATCAAGACCAAGTAAAAAAATCAATCAGTTTTCTTGGCTCTATTAAGGCAGCAGTCAAAACGGTCACAGAGCAGCTGACAGGCGCATTTACAGAGTTCTTTAATATCACATCAGAGAAATTTATGGATTTTAAGAGTTTAGTTACCTCTATTCTAAAATCAATCATTAGTGCAATGACAAAGGCATTTGTTCAAAACAAATTTATGAGTTGGTTGGGTGGAACATCATTTGGATCATTCTTAGGTCTTGAGGGTAAAGCAGTCGGAGGAACAGTCACAGCTGGTCGCCCATATTTAGTCGGAGAAAAAGGCGCTGAATTATTTGTGCCAAACCAAACGGGTACCATCGTGCCTAATGATAAAATGTCAGGTGGTGCAACAAATGTGAATGTTGCATTCAACATCACAGCTTGGGATTC